TCTTTGACTTCTGATCCACTTACCTTCGTGGTTCGTAAAGACCAGGACTCTATCGATTTATACGGCGAAGCAGCTATTGACTTAGCAATCAACACCACAACCGAAGCACAACTAAACAACTGGGCAGATCGCGTATTCAACCACAGATCAGCTAACCAAGTAAACCAAGTCGTTACCCCGGCTAAAGATAGGCTAGGCAACCTAACAGACGCAGCGGTGTTTACACCGGGAATGACGGTAGGTGTCAGCTATACTAATAGTCAGCTCGACATCGTGGGATACTACACTATAATCAAGGTCTCTCATCGCATAGATGTAGATAATTGGTTCACAACCCTCGAACTATGGAAGGAAGCCTAGTGGCTTACAAAGTATTTACAAACGGAAGCGTTCTCCAAGCCTCCGAAATCAATGACAACCTCATGAACCAATCGGTCATGGTATTCAGCAACTCGACAACTAGGGCTGCAGCAATTACTTCTCCTTTGGAGGGAATGCTTACATGGCTAGAAGATGTAAATCGTTATGAAAATTACAACGGGACATCCTGGGTTCCCCTATTAGGTAGAATACTTCAAGTTGTTTCTACTACTAAAACAGATACCTTTTCTACAACCTCGACGAGCTTTGCAGACATTACTGGATTAAATGCTACTATCACACCTCTAGCAACCAGTTCTAAAATACTTGTAATGTGCAACGTTTATGCTTCTACTCCAAGCACTAATACAACGCATTACGGTTTATTAAGAAATGCTACTGACATAGCTCGTTCAACAACCGCAACAAGCGTTAATGCTTCTGCTTTTCTTGCTGATATGGGAACAACCCAAGGATTCAATTTAGCTATCTCGTTTTTGGATTCTCCAGCCACAACTTCTTCGACAGTTTACAAACTTGCTATGAGGCAGAACAGCGGTGGAACGGGATACATAAATCGACGCACAACTGATAACTCCTTTGGTGGAGTTTCAACTATTACTCTTATGGAGGTGGCAGGCTAATGGATTTAGCAATTATTTTATCTACAAAATACGTTGGTGAAGAATGGATTCTAGATGGGGACTCCTACGAAGGTTTGACTTGGCTAAGTGATTCGACCAAACCGACTCAAAAAGAACTAGAAGGACTTTGGAAAGAAGTTCAATTGGAACTCAAAGCTAAAGAACAAGCAAGAATTGACGCCAAAGCTTCCGCAATCACTAAGTTAAAATCTTTGGGATTGACAATAGAAGAAGTCGAGGTAGCTTTCGGGCTAATTGAATAATGACCGAGGAGAAGACAAGCTCGGTTCGCATTACTCAAGGGGACATCTACAAGAAGCAGCTCGAGCACGGGGACATACTTATCAAGGTTCTCGAGAAGCTAGATCACCTGGACGACGTGCCAGACCGCATTCGAGAAGTAGAGCTAACTTTAGCTAGACTTGCTTGGGTAGAGAAGATTGCTTATACCGGGCTAACCGCTTCGGTTGTAGCTTTGATTGGCTTGCTAATAAACTCGATTGGAAAATAATGACAGCCTGGTATCCACAAGTATCTGCAGTAATTGACAACGGCTTCGGTGGCTCTCGAGGAGGACTTCCAATCAACGGAGCTGTAATCCATCATGTTGCCGGAACTAATGGTCTGAACTTCGTTGCAAACGCTAACGTTAGAAACTCTCATCCCACTTACCACATCTCTAATTCTGGAGCAGTCACAGGGATTGTAAACCCTGCCAGGAGACCTTACTCAACAGGTGGAACTCCAGACCCAAGTGCAGTGGCTTTCGAGATTGATAACTCATCCGTCGGTGGAGACTGGCCTGTATCAGACGCAGCTCTAAATGCTCTCGTCGATGTGATTGTTTACCACGCCAGTCAATCACCCAGGGCTGGAAATGGCTTTGCGCTAAACGAAAAATCTAAAGTTCAGTCCGAGTTCTTTATTGCCTGGCACTCTCAATATAAATCCACAGCCTGCCCGGGACCATTCCTAACATCACAGCTCGACTACATTGTTAGCGAATGCAACAAGCGAGCTTCGGGGAAGCCATCTAAACCTAGCAAACCGACAACACCGACAAAGCCAAAACTTGGTAAGTGGCTAAGAAATGGATCTACTGGGGACAATGTCAAATACTTACAGGCTGCTTTAGGCGGCTTAAAGGTCGATGGAATCTTCGGTCCAATCACCCAGGCTGCAGTTCGCAAGTTTCAAAAGCAACAAGGAATTCAAATTGACGGAGTAGTCGGACCACAGACTTGGTCAAGACTCTAATAATCGAAAGGCAAATTATGTTCAACTACAAACCAGAAACTCGCAAGGCAATCTACGGAGTTATTGCTTCGGTCGTTCCACTTCTAGTAGTCCTCGGACTCATAAGCGAAGACTTAGCTCTTCCAATCCTCGATGTCGTTGCAGCTCTTCTAACCGTTGGTGGATCAGTTCTAGCAATCAAGAACGTCCCTAACAAGTAATGTCATAGCCGCTTACTAAAATAGCGGTCATGGAGATAACACAGAAAATCGAAGCCCTAAGAGCTGGAAGGTTCTTAGGCACGTTTGAGCATGGCTCTAAAGAATGGCACGAAGCCCGGAAGGGTATCGGCGGTTCTGACATCGCTTCCGTTATGGATCTAAACCCCTGGAAGTCTGCCTACACACTTTACTGTGAAAAGACCGGGCTAATCGATTCAAACATCGAACCATCTATGCCAATGAAACTTGGCACGGCATTCGAGCCAGTCATTAGGCAGCTATTCCAAGAAGCTAATTCAGATTGGCTAACCGTCCATGAGACCGGAACTTGGGCAAGCCTGGAAGACCCTAGAGCCGTAGCTAACGTAGACGGAATAATCGAGTGGAAGAACGGCAAGCTCTCCGTCCTCGAGATAAAGTTCACCAGGCAATATTGGGATGAGCTTCCAGAACACTATAACCTTCAAGTTCAGCATTACCTTTGGGTTCTAGGTCTGGACTCGGCTATGGTCGTAGCGGTCGCAGGAGGCGATTGGAAGGAGTTTGAGGTCGTTCGGGATGATTCCCTTATTGAGACCATGAAAACCCGTCTACGGGCGTTCTACGGCTTCCTAGACTCCAAGACAGCCCCAGACTACGACGGAAGTGAGTCTACCTATGAGACTGTTAGGGAGCTATCCGAAGGTATCGAGGAAGGCGAGCTGGAACTTGGATCTCTATATTCACATCTTCTCCAGGCAAAACTCGAGTTTGACCAATGGGATAAACAATTCAAGGCACACAAGTCCGCGGTGCTTGCATTCATGAACGGGACTAAGTATGGTCTGTTTCAAGGTGAAAAGGTTATCGCTTTACAAGCCCGTAACGGCAAGCCTTTCATCACATTCAAATAGGAGGAAAAATGGGTTTCGACCTAAGCAATTACGAACCAGTTTCAGAACGTATTCAGAAGTTCTGGAAGACATATCCCAACGGCCGTATCATCACAGAAATCAAACTAATCAATGAGCAAGAAGTTGTAGTTCAAGCTTCCGTGTTTACTGATCGCGAAGACCCTAGACCTGCAGCCGTAGATTGGGCACAGGAGACTCGAGGATCTAGCAACATCAATCGTTCTTCATTCCTGGAGAACTGTTCGACTTCGGCTATCGGTCGAGGACTTGCAACTTTAGGACTGTCAGCTTCTAAGAACCGTCCAAGTCGTGAAGAGATGATCAAGGCAACTCGAGACTCCCGGAACTACATCGAAGAGGCTTCGGAAGCTGCTGCGAACAATGACCTAGAAACTTTACGGGTTATTTACAGCACGGCACAAAAGTCACAAGTTGATAACGATGTTCTCGAAGCAATCAAAACTCTCGCAGATTCGCTAAAGGCCAAGTAAATTGGAAAGGGCTAGAAGCCACAGAAAACTTCTAGCCCGACGCGAAAGCGTCACCCAACCACGATGGGCATTGTAATTATAGCCCAGGAAGGCACAGAATGAGCCTAGAAGCCTTATCAGCGGTGTTGCACCACTCTCATAGCACTGGCACATCTAGAGCCCTCATGGTCGCTCTGGCATGGCACTTAGGAGATGACCCGGAAGAGGGTTGTTATCCTTCACAAACTCGCCTGGCTAAATTAGCTGGGTGCTCCGTTAGACAAGTTCAACGCAATCTCCAGAAGCTAGTCGAGCTAGGGGAAATTGAAATGTCGCAGCATGACGGAATCGGGTATCGCTTCGACCGAATCACAAATCGATACTGGATCACTATTGACTGTTCCGAGGGTTGTGACGGTAGTTTGAGTCATAATCTACGGGGTGTCAAAAAAGGCAAAACGGGACGGCGTTTAAGACTAGTCGGGGTGTCACCCACGACGTCACGGGACGGCGTAGATGTCGCGTTAAAGTTAACTAATAATTAACTTAAACTTAAAAGAACACTAGAAGGGAAAAACACAGAATGGCACAAGTAACAATCTATGCAAAAGTAGCCGAGGTAGTAAACGAAGGTTATCCAAGACTTAGAGTCTGGGAGACTTACGACTTCAAGGGCGAACCACGCAATCGACTATGGACGGCTTGGTTAGATATACCTTGCAGCCTAAAGAAGGAAGACGAAGTAAAGATTCACGGCCACTTAAGCACGAAGGTCGGAACTTACAACAAGCCCGGTCAGGAAACTAAGCAGGTAGTCGAGCACTCTTTGAATAACTGTGAAGTCGAGCTAATCAGGGCTGCAGAACAAAAGACTCCAATACAGGAGATCCAAAGCATTCTTGCCCCAGGAGAACCTGCAGGGTTACCGTTCTAAATGTTCCAACTGTTCGTTGCAGGAGAACCTAGACCCCAAGGGTCGAAGAAGGCATTCTCTCGAGGAGCTCACATAGTCCTAGTAGAAGCTAACAAGGATCTCCCTGCCTGGCGAGCGACCATGAAGCGAATGTTTGAACTCAAGATGATGGAGCTTGATTCTCAATTCGTAACGGCCGTCTCGGTCTCAATACAGTTCTGGCTTACTAGACCTAAATCAGTAACCAGGCAGTATGCAACGGGAACTTATGACATCGACAAACTAACCAGGGGAGTTTTGGACTCTCTGGAATCTGCCGGGGTAATCAAGAATGACAACCTAGTTGTGGATCTAACAGTCCGAAAGACTTATGCAGATACGCATGAATCAGGTGTTCAAGTAACGATAATTCCTTTTGATAACGATTCCATAACGGCTGGCGTGTCGGAACTCGACCGAAAGCGTAAAGGCTACGTTTAGAGTATGAAAATACTATTC